ACCCAGACGTCTCGGCCGCAACACCCAGATGACCTCACGGCCAAGCAGGACCACCGGCGTCGCCATCATAACCGAGGGGCCGGTCGCTGAGGTGGTCGACCTGCAGGCGTGGCGGTGGCGGCCATGGTCGGGCTGGTGGGGTACCTCCCACCTGGCCACCTGGAACTTCGCCGAGAGGTCGGGGCGGATCGCGTGAGCCGCGAGCAGCATCAGCTCCCGCACGACGTGGCCGCCGAGGAGGCGGCGCTGGGGGCGGCGCTCCTCTCGGCCGAGGCCCGGGCCACCGTGCTGGAGCAGCTGGGCCAGGACGACTTCTACCGGCCCGCCCACCGGACCGTGTACGCAGCCATACGCCTGCTGGCCGACCGCGGCGACCCGGTCGACCCGATCACGGTCAACGCCGAGCTGACCCGGCAGGGCGCCCTGGCCGATGTGGGCGGCGCCCCGTTCCTGCATACCCTGACCGCAGCCGTGCCCACAGTGGCCCACGCCGGCCACTACGCCGCCCGCATCGTCGAGCTGGCCACCCTGCGCCGGCTGATCGACGCCGGCATCCACATCGCCCAGCTCGGCCACGAAGACGCCATGGACGCCGCCGCTGCGGTCGAGTTGGCCCGGGCCATCTTCGAGGAGGTCGCCGGCCGAGTCCTGGCGACCGCCGACGCCGCCCCCGACGCTGCGCTGGAGATCGATGACTTCCTGAACGAGCCCGAACCTGACTATGACTTCGTCGTCCCGGGGCTGCTGGAACGCGGGGACCGAACCATCCTCACCGGCCTGGAGGGCGCCGGGAAGTCCGTGCTCGGCCGCCAGATCGCCGTCCAGGCGACCGCCGGCATCCACCCGTTCACCCTGGAGACGATCAGCCCGATTCGGGTGCTGCTGGTCGACTGCGAGAACTCCCGGGCCCAGGTCAAGCGCGAGCTGCGGCCGCTTCGCCTTCGCGCCGGGAGCCAGCTGGCGCGGGGCAGGCTCTATGTCGCCGTGCGGCCTCAGGGGATCGACCTGTACGGCGACGCTGCCTCCGCGGCGTGGCTGGAGGCCAGGATCCGGCGGGCGACCCCCGACCTGATGGTCCTGGGGCCGCTGTACAAGCTGGCCGGCGGCGATCCGACCTCCGAGGAGGTCGCCCGCAAGGTCTCCTCGGTCCTTGACGACCTCCGGGTCCGCTACGGCTTCGCGCTGCGGATCGAGGCCCACGTCCCCCACGGCCACCAAGGCGGCAACCGCCCCGAGCGGCCCTACGGCGCCTCCATGTGGCTGCGCTGGCCCGAGTTCGGGCTGCACCTCACCCAGACCGGGACGCTGACCCACTGGCGAGGCCAGCGTGACGAGCGGGAATGGCCGGCCTCGCTCAAGCGGGGCGGGGAGTGGCCCTGGACCCCGGACCGCAACCCCCGCGAGGTGCTGTGGGGACGGATCGTCGCCCGCGTCCACGAGGACGGCCGCACCTACCCGATCGCCGGGATGGCACGGCTGCTGGGTGCTGGGCATGGGTCGGTGCAGCGTGCCATCGAGGCCCACCAGGCGAAGTGGAGCGAGCTGAAGAAGGGCTTCGGTGAGACCCAATGACCACGCTGCGTGGTGGTACGACCACAACTCATCAAGCAAGGGTTTCCGCTGGTCAGCACGCCGATCTGCGCATACCACGCCCCCAAACCGGACGAAATCGCGTTCCTGCAGGTCAGCGGCTCGCGTACCGACGTACCAACCTTGCATACCACCCCTCTGACCTGCGGGAATGACCAGTGGTATGGGAGCGCCGTACCACTGGTACCAAAACTGCAGGTCAGAGGCTCGTACCACCGTACCCCCCTACGGGGTGGCGTCCTCCTGGTACGCCGCCACCCAGGAGGCGGCGGCGTAGGCCAGATCCCCACCATTCCAGGAGGACCACATGATCGACCATCCACGCACACCACCGGCCGGAGTCAACTTCCAGCGGCTGCGCCCCTACCTCCGGGATGCACTGCTGCACCAGAAGAACAAGCGGATCGCCCGGGCGATCGCCCAGCGGCTCGACCGCAACCAGTGGCGCGCCATCGCCCAGTTCGACGTGGTCGGCGACGACCTGGACCGGGTCGACCTGGACTCGTTCTCCATCCGGGTCGAGGTCGAGACCTCGAACGGCTGGGCGCAGCTCTGCACCGTCCACTGGACCCACCTCGGCATGGAGTGGGCCGACGTCGAGAAGGCATGGGAGGAGGTCCTGCGTCAGCACCGCGAGGGCATCCAGCCGGGTGGCCCGAACGACCCCGGCCACCGGGACTAGTCTGTTTCCCGATACAACGCTTGACGTAGTACCATCGGGCAGAAGTGCGCCGACCCCCTACGGCGCCCGCCCTACGGATGGTGCTCGTGCCCGACCTGCTCGACCAGCTGCGCGACCAGCGGACTGCGGCCCGGGCCGCGGCCGACGAGATCCTGACCCGCGCCGCGACCGAGCAGCGTGACCTGACCCCCGAAGAGCTGGCCGGCTATCAGGCCAGGGTGGTCGAGCAGCGCACCGCCGAGGACGCCATCGACGCCGAGCGCGACCGCCAGCTGGCCGAGCTGCGCGCCGCGTCGACCAGGGCGCCGGGCCGGGAGGTTCCCCGGTCGCCCGTGCTCACCCGCGAGCAGTCGGTGTACGACTACCTGGCCGTCCGGGGCCGCTTCGACCCGGCCGAGCAAGACCTGTCGTTCGACAAGTACTTGAGAGGCATGGCAACGGCCGATTGGTCCGGCGCCGAGCACGAGCGGGCGCTGGCCGAGGCCACGACCGGCGCGGGTGGGGCGCTGGTGCCGAGCCCGTTGAGTGCCAGGGTGATCGACCTGGCCCGCAACCGGACCGTGGTGTTCCGGGCCGGCGCCCAGACTGTGCCCTGACCTCGCAGACCCTGGCCCTGGCCCGCCTCACGTCGGAAGGGTCGCCAGCCTGGAAGGCGGAGAACGCAACGATCACCGCCGCCGACATGGTCTTTGATCGAATCTCGTTCACCGCCCGGACCCTGGTGCGGACCATCCTGCTGTCGGTCGAGCTGTTCGAGGACGCCGACCCCTCCAGCGAGGACATCATCGCCAACGCCTTCGCCGGGCAGATGGCGGTCGAGCTGGACCGGGTCGCGCTGCTGGGCACGGGCACCGCGCCGGAGCCGCGGGGCATCCTGAATCAGTCGGGCGTGACCCTGACCGATCACGGCGCCGCCGGTACCGCCATCACGAACTATGACTGGTGGTTGGACGCCATCGGCGCCGTCCGGGCCGCTGGGTTCGAGCCCAACGGGCACGTTCAGGCGCCGCGGTCGTCGACGTCGCTTTCCAAGCTGAAGGAAGCGACCACGAACGCCTACCTGACCCCGCCGGCGGGGCTGCTGCCGATGCTGACCACCAAATCGGTGCCCATCAACGTCACGGTCGGCGCCTCGACTGACACGAGCTATGTCTTTACCGCCGATTGGTCGCAGCTGCTGGTTGGCATCCGTACCGACTTCACCCTGCGCTTCCTGGGCGAGCGGTACCTGGCCGATAACCTGCAGTACGCCTTCCTGGCCTACCTCCGGGCGGACGTCCAGCTCGCCCAGCCAACCGCGTTCGTGGTCGACCGTGGGGTGAGAGCATGACCGTCCGACCGATCGACGCCGACGTTGCCCCGGGCGTCGAGATCGCCGAGATCGGCCCCGACTTCGAGCGCCGGGTGGGCGAGGTGGCCGGTGTCCGCAACCGGCCCGCCCCGGCCGAGGTCGAGACGGCCGACCAGGATCTGCTGTTCGGCGAGGTCGACGATAAGGGCCACGGCTCGGGCACGCTGGTCGCCAAGGGCGATCCCATCCCGGCGCAGCTGGCCGCGCTTCCTCGGCGGCCAGCGGCGCCCCGGGAAGCACGCAAGCGGTAACCCGTGTCGTGGTGGGACCGCTACGTCTGGCGACGGACTGAGGACCGCCAGCAGCTGACCCTAGAGCAGCTGCTGGCCGAGGAGGCCCGGCCGACTGCCGCCGGCGAGTCCGTCACCGTCGACCGGGCGCTGCAGCTTTCGACCGTGTGGGGCTGCGTCCGGCTGCTGGCCGATTCGGTGTCGACGCTGCCGTTGCACGTCTACCGCGGCGAGGACCGCGACCCGATCCCGACGCCGCGGCTCCTGCAGCGGCCGAGCGCCGACTTTCCCGAGCTGGCCGATTGGTTGTGGGCCATCATGGCGTCGCTGCTGCTGCGCGGGAACGCCTGGGGTGTCATCACCGACCGGGCCGGCGCCGGGCTGCCGCCCAGCCAAGTCGACTTAGTCCACCCCGACCGGGTGGCCGTCACCGTCGAGGATGGTCAGCACGTCATCCGGATCGGCGGCCAGAAGTACAGCCGGGCTGAGCTGTTCCACGTCAAGGCGTTTCCCTGGCCCGGCCAGCTGCTCGGGCTGTCGCCGATCAGCTATGCCCGTGAGGCGATCGGGTTGGGGGTGGCCGCCGAGAAGTACGGCGCCGCCTACTTCGGCGATGCCATGGTGCCCAGCGCCGTGCTCGAGTCCGACCAGGACATCAAGCGCGAGAGTGCCCAGCGGCTCAAGGCCGAGTACGTCGAGCTGCTGCGCCGACGCCGCCGCGATATCGCCGTGCTCGGCTCGGGCGCCAAGCTGCGCGCCATCGCCATCGCCCCCGACGAAGCCCAGTTCATCCAAACTCAGAAGTTCAACGTCTCGACCATCTGCCGCTTCTATGGGGTGCCGCCCGAGATGATGGCCGGCGAGACGGCCGGCCACGAGGCCTACACCAGCCCGGAAATGCGCGGTACCGACTTCCTGACCTTCACCCTGCGCCCCTGGCTGCTGCGGGTCGAGCGCGCCGTCTCCGGGCTGCTGCCGTCAACCCAACGGGCCAAGTTCAACGCGGGCGGGTTACTGCGCGCGACCCTGAAAGAGCAGTACGAAGCACTCGCCATCGGTGTCGGCGCCGGAATCGTCATGCCGAATGAGGCCAGGGAAAAGCTCGACCTACAGGCCATCCCCGGACTCGACCAGCCACCAGCACCGCCCGAGGGGGTTGTCGCATGACCACCGACCGCGTCACCTACCCGGCCGAGCTCCACCTACGCGACGGGGGCGACGGCCGCATCCTAGAGGGCCCGCTGCTGCCGTGGGGCGTCGAGGCCCGCGTGCTCGACCGGGGCCGCATGGTCGTCGAGACGTTCGAGCGCGGCGCCCTGGCCGGCGTCGACCCGGCCCGGATCCCGCTCACCGCCAAGCATCCCCGCGACAACCAGGAACTACCGATCGGGGTAACCGTCGAGCTGGAAGAACGCGCCGACGCGGCATGGGGCGCATGGCGGGTATCGCGGACGGCGCTCGGCGACGAGGTGCTAGAGCTGGCCCGCGACGGAGTACCGCTCGGGCTGTCGGTTGGGTTCGTGGAAGTGAAGGGTGGGAGCCGCTGGTCGGCCGACCGCCGCCGCGTCACCCGCACCCGGGCCCAGCTGGGCCACGTGGCCGTTGTCAGGGTGGGCGCCTA